CAGGCGGCATATACAACACATTGGAGGTGATGTACATGCGGATGTATATCCCGGGGCGGGTGTGTGAAGTGCCAGGCACTGCTTACAGTGTCGGGGGACAGCGTCATGCTGCCCCAATTTACGCATCTGGCACATGGCTCTCTTCAAAGGAGGCCAAAGCGCTTGGTTATAAGAGTCCGTCTCTCTTCGTCCAAGCGACGAGAGGATTTCCGATTAACCAGGTCCTGCATACCAAGGTGTTATCTCAGCGAGGCAAGACGGTGGTCAGCCCGAATGTCTCCGATGGAGCGTGTAATTACGCTGCATCAGACCGCCATTATTATGGCACCCGATATGGGAGCTATATATGGCAATGCTGGGATGCGAATTCTTCCGGCACGGTGCGTATTCACATTTCTGTGAGTACCAGGCGGACGGGGCTCGAGTACCGAGTCACCGGCGTGGTTGCTTACATTTATGCGTATGTGCCAAAGGAGGTTCGCCAAGACGGGAAAGTAATCGTATACCAAGGTACCCTATGCAACAACTATACTAGTAGTCGCGGGTATGGTATATGGTTGGGCCGGCAGTTAAATGCTACCGGACTTCCCGCCGACAACACTATCTCCGGCATATCTTACGATGACTTTAGAAGTCATTCTGTAGATGCTGTCGTAGAGCATGTTGTCGACCAAGTCCTAGATTGGGCTTGGGACTGGTCTGAGTTCGTCATGTTTTGGGCCGCTAAAGGAGGTCCAACCACGGCGCTCTCAGGAAAGACGTGCGTCGGTCAACCAATGCCAGATGTCAAGAGTGCGCTCATGTTCAATGAATATGAGCTGCAAATCGAAGGCATCGATCCCATCTCTTTGGGTCGCGACATGAAGTCGCAAGGTTATTGGAGAAACTGGCTAATCCAGCACGCCTATGTTGACGCTCTGCAGTCCGCGCCTCGTCTGAATGACAACTCCATCTCTAACGCTATGGAGGTGGTATCGTTTATTAAGACGTTGGTTGTAGAGCGTAAGGTCGAGTTGCCCAAGAAGGCGTCTGACCTATGGTTGTCTTACCGGTACGCGTATACCACATCTAAACTAGATGCGGAAGAAGCGATACAATTCGTTAAGAGAACCTATGGAAAGGATGTGTTTCGACGGGTGATGAAGGCTTACGGGGCCGCTCACACGACAGTGGGTGATACTCCGGTCACTTGTCGCTGCTGTATGGAACTGAAGTCTAGGGAGTTGGATACTCTAGACCGAGTCTGGAATGCCCTATACACATATGGGCTCCAGCCAAACTTCTATGTCGTTTGGGATATGATCCCCTATTCGTTCATAGTAGATTGGTTCGTACCAGTTGGCGACATGCTCTCGGTTTTGGATACCGAGGCCAATATGATGAGGGGCCAGTATGACATTACCAATGTCTGCTTCTCCTTGTCATACAACACGGTGATGGACGGTTACAACGTACATTGTTATTCACGTTGGGCCTCTCCACCGCTGAGCTACCTCAATGAGTTCTATTGGTTTGACAAGCCAAAAGCCTCAAGCAAGGTAGTTATGATGCGGATTGCAGATACCGCATCACTAATAATCGGGTAATAAACCCAGAAAGGAGCCAATCATGGCAAAAGTCTCTGCATTCACGTTCACTAATAAGACAGCGAGCGCGAACACGATCACCCCTCTGGCACTCGGTCTGACGTCCAATTACGCCGTCTCCACCGAGGTTGCCAATCAGGCAGTTCTTAACAACAAGACTGCCGACATCGATGCGATGGAGCTTATCTCCTACCGCACCCAGTCCGTTAAGAGTGTCGCGAATAATCTCGACATTCGGAACCCCGCGAAGGTCACCTCGGGAATCCAGTATGGAGTCCAGGTCGAGGAGACTCTCGTGACCACCGATAGCGATGATGCCACGTTCCGCGTGGATGAACCTATCGTCGCTTCCATCAACATTCGGCATCCCAAGTCTGGGAATATCGACAACTCTGTCGTAGCCGAAGTCGTCCTCCGCCTCATTTCTTCCCTCATGAGGGCAGATGGGTCTTGGAGGTTCGATGATCTTATGCGCTCTGCGGAGCGCCCGATTGCCGATTAAGGAGGATTAACTAATGGCATCTTCAATTCTGAGCTCTATAGAGCTCGTGAGCGCAACGGATATCGATCGGATTACAAAGATCGATGCGCCTAAAGTGTCGACTAACCAAGACGCTTATATCCAGAAGAATCAGTTCGGATATTATATCCTCGTGAATACCTGGTTGATGGCTATTCGCCAGTATTCGCGTTATGGTTGGATTCGAGTCTTAGACCGGATCAAGAGAGATGGCTTAATGAGCGTAATTGCCTCAGCCTCTTCCTCTTCTGACCAGCTGATTCGTGGTGAGGATCTCAGCGATACCGTCTTCAGGAACATCTTCACCGATGTGAAGGGTACCATTCATGTGCCCCATACTCCGCAATGTGCGGAGAAGGAGATTGGCCGCAACCCCACCGCCACAATGCTATTCCTGCTTCGCTATCCAAAGAGGCTGAGCCCCTTGGAGAACGACTTAGTACAGAAGGCGTCTTTACAAGACTTCCTCAATACTGAGAATAGGACTAAGCTGTGGCAGCGTCACGAGTACTCCCCTTACCTTGTTAACCGGGTGAGGGAGGAGATGACCCTTCTCGTAAACTGGAAGGAAGTCACCAATGAGGTTATTAAACATATGACCCCTGAGCATATCGTGCTCACTGGTGGCGCTAACTTCGACTCGAGAGCTTCGCTCGGGGAGAAGCTTGTGGCTTTAAGTACGACAGAACCGCGGTACTTTCCGCGCCCTTTCGGCTTCCCTGTTGGGATTTTCTTCGAGGGTGGGAAAACGGAATACTGGGGTTACGATAACCAGTATGACGTTAGGCCCGTTGATGTCCGGGCTGTTCCCAAGTCGTACAAGGCTTCTAGGATCATCGCTATGGAGACTGTGCGAAATCAAGGTTATGCTAAGGCTGCAAGTCTAATTCTAGACCGCTACATGCCGCACGCGACCCCGATTCACAATCAGGGTATTAACCAAGAGCTTGCACGTATAGGATCCATAGATGGGAGTCTTGCCACTGTAGATCTGAGTCATGCATCGGACACCATAGCGAAAATGTTCGCCTTTGAGGTGTTTCCGAAAGGGTTTTGGAGTGTTATCTCCGAGCTCCTTGGTACACATACGTGTATCAATGGAACAATGCGTTTGATGCAGCAGATGTCTACTGCAGGAAATGCGTTAACCTTCCAGCTAGAGAGTCTGATCTTTCTAGCTGTTGCAAAGGCCGCCTGCGTACTCTACAACGAATTCGCAGATGTACCTGTTGACCCAGAAATCGTCTCTGTGTACGGTGACGATATCATCGTACCAACTGAGGCGTACGAGACGCTCCGTGATGTGCTATCGGCGTTAGGATTCATTGTTAATGACTCCAAGTCTTACGCATCCGGCTCGTATCGTGAGTCCTGCGGCGCTGAGTACTGGGATGGCATAGATATGTCATCGTATTACTTTCCGAGATTTCCTCTCGAAGGAAAGATCGGCAGCTCCGTGGAGATCAGACTTAAGTACCGCCGTGACTCCTTTACCGGAGAAATGGCTGACTCACTGACTAGTTTAGTGGGTCTGCAGCATAAACTGTATCATGTCGCATATGATGCGTCACAGTTTATCTACTTGGTTATTAAGTCTTCCTTTCCAAAGATGACAACGTCATCTCCGGATTCCCAAAACCAAGATTGCTGGGACTATGAAGATACCTATAGCGTTAGGTATGCTCCAGCCGCCGAAATCACTCATCCCAAGAAGGGTGAAAGAGTGTTGAAGCGAATCAAAGTTGAGGGTCAGGATAGAAAATTGAAGTTCTATCCAGGGACGAAGTATGATCTTAAGTTAGGTTCCGTTGATCGGGCCTTGGCTGAGACCATGCTGTCACTGCACAATTACCAGCAGTTCCTGCTTCATGGACCTCGTTATGAAGATCCGCTGCTCGAATTGCTTGGTATTAGTGCCGCTCCACCGACAGTGGAGCAAGCCTTCGGAAAGCTCACAGTTGCCTGGAGCATGAAGGAGGTCGACTACGAGTAATTCGTAGTCTTGTGCACGGAGCATAACGCTTCGGGAGTGGAGAGAAGTAGTGGATGCACACCACACATAACCAACAATGCTGG